GTAGATTTTGACGGTGATGTACCCGCACTAGAAGAGTTGCAAGAAAAAGGTATTCCCGAACCAACTGTTAGAGTACAGTCTTCAGTACCTGGACATGAACACTGGTACTGGCGTTACGATCAGTTTAATACAGATATTGTTACAGTTCAAGGAATTAACAAGGCTCTTTGTTATGCCCTAGCAGGTGATACGGGAGCTTGGGATGCAGGGCATAGTCTTCGTCCAGTAGGTAGCCTTAACCACAAGCGCGGTGGGGCACCAGTAGTTATTAAAACGTACGCATCACATACTTATCGTATTGAGGATTTCGCAACTGTACCTGTTCCAGAAGATAGTTATAATCTGGAACAGTTCAATCGTGAGCATATTCCTAATCCTATTAAAACCTTCGGTAGACACGGTCCATGGCCTGAAGAATTTCTGGAACTATTCACAGCATTTCATATGGACGAAGGTATGCGGTCTAGTGCTCTCACTAAACTTGCATATCTATGCTGTGAGCAAGGGCTAGATAACAGCGAAGTCTATTCACTGCTTCTCAACGTAGATAAGCGTTGGAAAAAGTTCTGGGATAGACAGAACAAAGAGAAGTACTATGTAAGCCTCATCAACTATGTTCGTCAAAAGACGCCATATGAGGGCATCAAGGATGTAACGGTACTAGCTGAGGAGATTAAAACATACAGCTTTAAAGAGGTAATCCAACACGCAGATGATACACGTTGGATTATTAATGGACTACTCCCCTACAAAGGAATGTTCTATGTAGTCGGACGTCCTGGTACAGGTAAAACAACACTGGCTCTGGGTCTATGTACTAGCCTAGCGCTCGGTAAGAAGTATCTGGACTGGGAGTCACCGGATGATCAGAAATACAAGGTTCTATATCTCTCACTAGAGATGAGCCTTGAAGATGTTAATGACTTCTACAAAAAGATTGAGAAGAACTATACAACAGCTGAAGTAGACACCCTAGACAAAAACTTCCACACATATGCAAGTCCCGAAAAAATCAAGTTCTACCAAACTGGTGGGACTATGATGGGGAAGTTCTTGCGTAAACTAGAAAATATGCGGCCCGACATTATTCTTGTCGACTCAGCTTCATATTCTCTAGCGTCCAATTTGTCAAACAGTGAAGAGGTTACTAAGTCACTAGAACTACTTGATATGATTCGTGATAGGTACAGCTGTACCATTATGTTCGTGCACCACTCTCGTAAGGAACCACCTAACAGTGGGTATCGGGAAAGTGATTTGGACGACGTTTTTGGTAGCACTTTTATTGCTGCCTCTGCCAGTAGTATTATCTCTCTGAAAGAGAGTAAAGATTACTCTGAGTCAAATCGCATTATGAATATTAAATATCTTAAGTCTAGGTTCTCTGGTGACAATACTGGCTTTAGTGTCCTTATGGATGGTGATCGTCGTATGTTCAGGCGTCCAGTAATGGGTGAACTAACGGCTGCTGTAAGTGTTCCAAAGCCTAAGGATAACGAGAAAGCTAATGACTCTTTCTTCGCCCTCTAAACTACTAGATCCATCAGACTTTATTAGTGTTGCTATGCGTTGCGATACCATGGCAGTAGATACGGAAACTAATGGTAAAGACGTTCGTGACGGTCGCGGCTTCTGTATCGGGATCTCAGCTGCTGTTAAACTCAATGATATTTATCACTCTGCTTACTTTCCCGTGGCTCATACGTCTAGCAACGTAACTGATTCACAGAAAAAGTTTCTATTCAATCTAATCGCTTCTCGTGAACGCATCTTGATGCATAATGCTAAGTTCGATATCATCTCTCTCCAAACTGCGGGATTTGTTCAGGAGATGAAGCGTTGGTATTGTACTATGCTTATGGCTCACATGCTTAATGAGAATAGTCCTAAGGGTCTTGATTGGCTAGCGCGAAACGCACTTAACATCCCTGGTAAAAAGAAACCTCCAGAATGGGAAGCATGGTTTGCTATTTATGGATGGGATCCAAGATTTCCTGCTGCTGTAATGGGACTATATGCAGGGGAGGATGCCGTTCTGTGTTATAAACTATTCGAAGCGATGTACCCACACTTTGTGAATTCGGGTTTCGATGGACGAAAAATGTAATGGTTGTAATGAAATTTTCGATAAAAGTAAACTAGGTGTTACTAAGGACGGCATCTTTTGGTGTGACGGGTGTCGTCCCGCCCTAGCTAAGCCTGTAATTATTTCACTACGTATGTATGTTGGTGAAGCTAATGCCTTGAGTGATTATATTGATGGTGATAGAGATTTGGACACTTTGGAGGTTCTGGATCTTATTAAAGAACGTTTGGATAAAACTATACTGATTACTATTAGAAAGGCACTTAACCGTGGTGGTGAAGTTCCAAAGCCCAATCCCGAATCTATGGGATCGGGAGATGCAGAACGTTGAGGTTTTCCAAGCTATGGAAGGCCGAGGAATTCGCATCAATAAAGAGCTTGCTCTACAGGAGATTGCTGTAGGTAAGGGCCGTATGAATCAACTCAGAAGAGAGTTGAATGGCTATAATCCTCGATCTAATAAGGATCTAAACACCCTCCTCCTTAAGGAAATGGGGTTGCCAGTACTCAAGGTCAGTGAACAGAGTGGGAAGCCTAGTTTTGATAAAGAAGCTATGGCTGATTATGAACTTATCCTGGCTAATAATCCTAAGTATACGACAGGTCAATGGGGTACGGTAGCTCAAAATATTCTTGAATATAGAGGCTGGGGTATTACTCTAGGACTGTGTTATGAGAAATTTGTAAGCATGTTGAGTCCTGATGGGCGCCTACGTTGTGAATACTGGCTTCATGGTACTAAAACTAGTCGTGTTAGTTGTCACGATCCTAATCTACAGCAGGTACCTAAGGAAACTGCTAAGCCATGGAATCGTAATATTAAGAAAACTTTCGTAGCCGAAGATGACGATTATGTACTAGTCCAGGCTGACTTTTCACAGGGTGAAATGCGTCTAGCAGCTGGTTATGCAAAACAACAGAATCTTATTGATACCTTTACTAGTGGTCGTAGTATGTGGGAAGAGATGACAGCTGCTCTTGGACGGCCTAAGAAGCAGTGTAAGACTCTTACATATGCCAAGATGTATGGTGCGCAGCGTAAAAAGCTAGCACTAATTCTGGGTGGCGATGATCCCGACTCGTTTATCACGGACTGGGAAGCTTACCACGATCGTATTGTAGCGTTCTCAAAAGCTGCACAGCAAAAAGCACAGCAGCGCGGCTATGTTCACCTATGGTCTGGTCGTATTAGACACACTAAGGTTGACGGTGCTCGAATTGCCTTCAACTCTATCCTACAGGGGGGACTAGCTGAAATTGTAAAGAGTGCTATGATTCGACTCTTTACTACTGTAGACAGCGTTGATTGTCGTATGCTTCTTATGGTACATGACTCAGTAATCTTCGAGGTTAAGCGTAAGTATCTTGATCAGTACATCAAGCTTATCAAAGAGACTATGAGTAATGTACAAGCTGAGATTGATTTCGGTCTTCCATTTGATGTGGAAGAAGAGTTGTGGGGGAAAGATTATGTCGAAGCCGCGTAAGAAACTTGATGAAGCTACTGAAGAGATGATTAATAACTTGGTAGCAGATATGCGTAGTTTGGGGATTCTTAGAATTACAAGAGATTTTCTAATGTCAGAATCTGCTGAAACTGAAGTATGGATGGCAACCTTTGACGGTAATCGCGAAAAGTATACCAGAACTGAAAAAGAATTCTATACGAGTGATTATGATAGCTGTCCTGGTCCCACTCCTAGAAGTGATGAGGCTTAAAGATGCAATTTAAAGATCTAGACCAACTCGTAGGGAAGTATGTAGATATTACTTACGATAATGGGGATGGTGGTTCAGGATGGGTTGTTAAAATTGATCCTCCCTATGAGAGTAAGACTGAAAAAACTGTAGGTCGAATGGTTCATTTTGATTATGGTATGGGATTTTTTGTAACTGATATTGCTAATGTTAGGGCGGTAGACCCACCTCCAGGAGACGAAGGAATCTTCAATCCTGATAACTCACCATTGCCATTCCCATAGAAGGACTTGAGAACCAGTTGTTCATCTCTGTAGATCCAGGTGAAAATGTTGGTGTCGCTACCTTTAGAGAAGATGGTAGTGATATCAATAAGTCTATAATGAGGCTTGAAAATTTTAGAAGTTTTCTTAAGATGGTTCTCGCTGCTCTTCCACAAGATGAGAGGATGAGATTCATCATGGAGGATTACAGTCTTAGACAAGATATGGCAATCGCTCAAACTGGATCTGATATGCCTGCATCGCGATGTATCGGTGCAGTTGAAATGATTAGTACCCTGCTAGGCGAACGATCTATGATTTTCCTACAGAAGCCAGGGAATCTCAGAGGTGCTCTTAAATGGGCTGGTTATCCTGAGCTAGCTAGAAAACCTCGTAGTTGGCACTGTCCGGATGATATTTCTGCTTATGCACATGGTGTCCATAGACTTATCGACCTTAAATTGCGCAAGCATCCGATCTTTGAGTAGCGGGAACTAACATGGCTAAGAAAACAGCGCGGCAAAACGAGATTGATCGAATTACTAAGCTCGCTGCTACACTGGGTATGGATATCGATGCGCTACTAGAGGAGGTTCCGCAGACTGAAATTGGTGCAGATGCAGCTATTAGGCATAATCTAGAAGCTGAATCTGTTCTGTTTTATGTTGAGACTCGTGGTAAGGGTTTCAGTGCTAAAAAGTGTCAACGATGTGATAATCATTTTCTCTTCAGTTACCACAAGGTTAAGTACTGCTCAGAAGAATGCAGAGCTTGGGCACTAGCTGACCTAGGTATTATCTGGAACTTTGCTCGACAGTCCGATGCTGCTCGTTGGAATGTTAAGGGTAAGGGTCTAGTTCCAAAGATTATTGGACCTTCTGCTACGGCCGCACTGATTGAGTCAGGGAACATGTTTACAGAACTTCCAGAACAGAGAGATTCTGATGAGTGATAGGGAACCTTATCCACTTCCAATTAAATTAACAGAACTAATTCGACAATTGCTAGCAACCCAGCAAGTTTTTGGTGATGTTGATCCATATGTAATTGTAAATAATATTTCTACAGGGGGAATTAAAGCTAATATTGATGGCGTTGCTTATATAATTTCGAAAAAACTCGTAGCGATTACGTGTAGGACTAAAAATGAAGCTGAGTGAATTGTTTATGCAGATGGCCGAAAGAGTAAAAGAGGCTGGTGATAACGACCCCAGAGTAATGCTATTGCTTCGGGAGGGTAATATCGTAGACGTATCAAAAATCACAGTAAGTCGCGATGGTAATGCCTATATCTGGGAGCAGATGCCGCTTATTGTTCCAGAGAAGGCGCCTTCTGTAGAATAACTAAATAGGCATAAAGAAACCCCCGGTAGCCTCTATTGGCCACCGGGGGTTTTCGCATTGTCTAGACTTTGAGAACTGGATTAAACAATCCAGACTCGATGTAGTCGTCCCTAAGCATACTAACACTAACGGCTGTAAACTTGTGCCGTTCCTTGTCTGTAGTTCCGCCCCAAACTCCAGACATGTTGTACACGATTCCATATTCAAGACATTCCTGTTCTACAGGGCAAGAATCACAGAATCGCTTGTATTCGGTCTTACTGCTTGGTCGGTTATCTTTGTTTTCATCAACAAAGAAAATAGATGACGGTTGATTAACGCAAAGCGCTCGCTGTTGCCACAAAGACACCCCGTCATTTGTAGTATCAGTCATGGGCGGAACCCCCCGCCTTGTGCACTCTAAGAATCGCTTAGAAGCTAACCTAGAGCTTTTGTGAGTAGGAATAGAAGGATACCACCCACGAGAGGCAACAGCAAGGATCCGAGCAAGACATCTTGGAACTTGTATCTACGTTGTTCAATCGTTGTCTCAAGAGCATCAAGACGAGAATTAAGGTGAGAACACTCCCCCCTGATTCCCGTTTGGTCAAGTCGAATAGCTTTCAGATGTAGAGCAATTTCCCTATTACTTTCGGGAATATCCAGGTCATCACCATCGTGCATATCCCTCTACATCTTACTTAGTACGGATGTCCAGTAAGCATACATACTAGGATAACCACCGGTCTGAGTGGTCGTAGAGTACATATTTTTTACAGAACCTTCTCCACCATACCATGCCGCTGCTGCTCCTGCTGCGCCATACTTCTTTAGATACTGACCTAGTTTATACTGAGCAATTTGATCCTGAAGTTGAGGGCTACCCATAAACTCATTATAAGAAATATCACGACCTAGAGCTTCTTTATCCCAACCACCAGGATTAACAAAATTACTTTGAAGAATTTGATAACCACCTGAAGCACCGGATGGGTTAGTTGCACTGTAATTGTTATTAGATTCCTGAGACTTAATAGCCTTCATAAGTTTAGCTAGGTCACCAACTGCACTACCAGTAGAACCTCCACCTACCCCCTGTAGAGAAGGCATTCCCAGGTTAATAGTCTTAGGTTTAACAGGGTTTAGTTTAGCAGCGACCTGATAGTTACCTTTACTCGTGATATTGTTTAGCTCACTGAGAAATCCCGGAAGGTTACTATCAGCTGGTCCTACCATGGTCTAACCGCCTTAACTGCCCCGCCATTATTATTAAGTGGCTGAATTTTAATACCGGACTTAGTATTCAACGCGCTAATAACCTGACCATTACCGATATAAATAGCCACGTGACTAAGGCTACCGATCCCGTTAGGATCCTTACTTCCAGTATTATAAAATACCAGGTCTCCAGCTTGTAGACTTCCGAGACTAACAGTCTTACCGGCCTTAGCCTGTTCATAAGTACTGCGAGGAAGACTAATTCCCAGCTTCTTGTAAATCTGTTGTACTAGTCCACTACAGTCTACTCCCCCACTAAGGGAATTTCCACCCCAAACATAAGGGGTGTGATTATTGTAAGCAGACATAGCCATGCTGACGGCTTTTGCACCAGCATTACCACTAGAAGCACCAGGAGTCCAGTTAATTTGGAACCCTGCATTTTGCTCTAGCTGTTGCTGTTGTTGCTGCCAGGATGCTTGTGCTTCTGATGTAGCTAGAGCAGACTTACCTTTGGCATCAATAGCACCAAGCTGACTATTAAAAGCATCATTAAATGGCGTAGTTTTATTCTGTACGATACCGTATTTATCTGTCGGAATAATGCCGGCTGCTTTATCGGTATATTGTGCAGCCAGGTCAGTAGTATTTGCAGACTTAGACTGCATATAACGATCCAGTGCACCACTAGTACGTGTATCTAGTAGACCGGGAACACTGGTACCGAAGCTATTAGATTGTGCAGCAGGTAGCGGATTAATAGCTCTAGTTGGACTGCCCAATTTTGGACTGGAAAGGTTACGTGTATTAGAAGACGAAAGAGGGTTAACAATTTTCTTGTTAGCCATAGCATTTTGATAGGTATCAAGAAAATCAGCTACTGCCATGACTAACCTCTCTGTTGCTTAAGGTAGTCGCGCATATCAAACTCTGCGCTCTTTTGATATGGTCCAGTATTTTGTACATTCAACGCAGTTAGTAGGTTGAAAATATTTTGTGCGTTGAATCCTGAAGAATTTTCCTTAGTGGTATCAGATACTCCAAATTCACCACTAATGCGTCCAACGTGGCTAACTCCTGGAATCTGTTTAGCAATATAGTCAGGATCCAGACCATCAATAGGGGCACCTGTCTGTGCATCTACCCCTGTAGACAGCTCAATAGGAATACGAGCAGCAGGATTAAGCATTCCCATACCCATACGTCCAGGATGATTAAGCTGTGCAATTAGATCTAGAGTAGGGTTACTAGGGTTGGCTACCGTATAATCTCCGGGGCCACCCATAGTAGGACCAATGCCCTTTTCCCTAATCCAATCTGGAAATAGTTGATCATAAGGAAATGGATCTGACATAGGTCCAGTTTGAATGCCCATCATCTGCTGAAGTAGATATTCAGCCTTAGGATATGCCATTACCTTACCTGGTGTGGCTACCAAAGATTCAATAATAAGGGGAAGAGCCTTGCGAGTCCAACTATAGAATGGAAACATACGGCGCACAACGTTGCGTTCAAATTTAGTGAGATCCATACCATCTGGATGCCACTTACGAACTACTCCTGCCGCTTCTTCTGTAGCTGCTTCAAATGATTTTCCAGACTTCTTAAGAACATCAACATAATGTGCGAGTCGTACGTAATGGTCTCGTCCTTCAGATAGCGTGTGGGCAGCTTTTTGTGCTCTACCTCCGAGGGGCCTGAATTTATCAATTCCTGAGGCAACGTCATCTGGAATATCCTCCAATACTCGTGTACTCGGAAGAATACCATGCTGAAATGCACTTACGTAAACCATGTCATTAGTAACGTGAGTACCATTGCGCATAGTAAGAGCAGTCTGCTTACCGACTGCATTAGAAGAACTACCAGACATAGCGCGCTGAATAGCTTTGGGGTTAGTGAGATTGTCAAGCTCGGCCAGTCCCTCATAACGACCCCTCTGGGACTGCATAACCTTAAATGCTGTCCCATAGGCTCGTGTTGAGTTAACTCCACCTAGCCAGTTAAAATAGACATCGCCAATCATATTACGAATATGGTGGGACGGGACGTAAATAGTTACGCCTGCCTTCCACTTACTTAGCACCTTATCGAACATCTGCATCTGCTTAGAATTAGGCTTAGCGATGTCCTTAAGATTACGGGTAAACTGGTTAATTTGCTCAGCAGCTTCTTTACCAAAGTAAGCACCAGCAAGTCGTGGATGGCTAACTGTATGAGTAAATACACCCGACCTAGTATAGTTACCAAATCGACCTGCAATTTCATCAAACATAAGCTTTTCACGAGTAGTGTGTTCCACTACATTCTGCATTTTGAACAGAAACTCCATAGGACGCTTTACATCCCATGATTCCCAAGAATTAAGCCATTCGGTACCAGTCTTGTACTTACCCTTTTTAGTGAACTGATAGTCTCCCAAACCAAAACGTCTGAGATTCTTATTAAGTTCATCCATAAAGAGTTGTGAACGACCGACTACACTATTTTCTAGAGCAACACTAGATTTAAGTCCGGAGCTACCGAAGAGATTCTCCATAACTGTGAGGATCTCACGGCTCAGAAGTGCCTCAGGAGAGCCCACAATCGGCTCTTGGAGCCCCTGTGCACCCTTGAGGGCACCATTCCATAGGTCCAAATCGTTTACGTTGAACTGCTTAGCCAAATTATTTAGATACTGAGCACGTCTAGCTACAGTGGATTTAGCCGTTGCGGCTTGCTTCAAATAGATAGGGCGCATGTCTGCATTCTTATATGCAGCATTAAAGCGTGCTCCTAGCCATTCAACTACTGCGGCAGGTTCGCCTACTTTAGTCCCAAGTACTGCAAGACGTGGTCCACCGATAACCTTATTAATAGCTCGTGTAATAGCAGGACCATTACCATACCTCATAATTTGACTAGCCCCTACAGAGGGATGACTAATCAAGGCTGTGGTATTAATATGAGCTGCTCTAATTGCAGAGTCGATAGGTGACTTAGGCGCGTAACTATCCTTGATATACTTAGCTGCCTGATTACCTGCAACAGGGCTACCTCCAGCAGCACGAGTAATATCCTGTGCTACACGGGATCCAATAGTTACAGCTTCATCAGTACGTCCAGCAGAAAGAGGACCCTTAGTAATATCATCAATATTCTTAGAAGCAGCATTAACACCAGCAACAACACTACTACTATCTACTAGCGCTTCTCCTGCTTTAAATGCCTCAATGCGTTGAATTACTTCTGTAGGCAATCCCTTAAGTGCAGTAGGGTCACCGCGAAGAATTTTAGTAAGAAGTGTGGGATTCATTGCTGCTGCCGCTGGACCAATAGCATCTAGTACTTGACTAAGCCTTAGTGGCACAGAATCAACAGTTCGTACGCCATTAACAGGCTTAGCACCCTTGGCAATGAAAGAGTCTTCAACTTTACGAAGGATATTGTTAGCTACAGCGAAACGGTTAGGACTTTTAATGTCCTTCATGATATGTGTAATATGGTTCCACATTTGTACCTGCTGAGAACCTGAATAGCGCGCAGTTCTTCCAGCTGATACAGACCTGTCATAAGCAACCTTATCCCTAATACCAGCGGGATACTGATTACCCAGAATCTGCCCTTCAAACTTAGCTACAGTGGCATCCGCCATAGCAGTATCGCGAACAGGATTCTTAGATACAATTTGACCTGGCTTAGCTCCCTGTACTAGCCTCTGTAGATTAACAGGATCAACCTTGGAAGCATCGTTAATAAGTGTTCCAGCTGATTTAACAGGAGGAGCAATTTTCATTGCCTCTGCATCAGCTCGAATAGTCCTATGAAATGCCCCAACAATTTTCTTGCGCTCTACAGGGGAACCTAGACGCTTAGCAAAGTCAGGAATTTTAGCAATATGTTCAACAAGCTTAGAGGTTTGACTAAAGTCAACTCCAGGGTATTTATTAGCAAGATGTCCAATAAGACCACTCATTTCCCCTGTAGCAGCTTTTCTAAGTAGATCCCCAGTTAGCTTACCAATAGCATCAGGAGCTGAGAGTTTATTAGCAATAGCAATCTGCTCATCAGGTACTTTTCCTACAGGAGCAAGGCTATCGCCAACCTTATCAATAGTCTTAGATCCAGCAGACCAACCACCCAGAATACTATCAAGTGGATCAACTTGATTTAGTTCAAGAGCTTTAGGAACAATAGGTGTAATACTAGACGGAGCAGCAACAGCATTCTGTACTGCCCCTGTAGGGAAAGATACTTTATAAGAACCATTAGGCTTTTTACCTAGTGCACTGAGATCTACAGAAGAAATACCTGTTCCAGTATTAAGCGGAGCAAGTACATCTGAAGCCTTATTAACAGCAGTAGCAGCTTCAGGAACTTCAGCAGCTCCCTTGACTCCACTAAGAATCCCTGTGGGACCCTTAACAAAGTTTAGTGGATCTGATACCGCGCTAGCTGCTACTCCGTAGACTCCCATGTGCTTAAAATAGTCTTCAATATCGTCATCAGTAACTTCTACTTTCTTCTTGTCGAAGTCATAGAAGTACTTGTTTTCATCACTATCATCAAACTGGTTAATCTTCTTACCCATTAGCTTGGAACGTACAGCTTCCAAGTTTTCGGGCTTCTTAGCCTCTTCAGCAGACATATGCGTATCAAGGCGAATAAGCGAATCCCCAAGATAGATTTTATCTTGAGGATCAGCAGCAGTTTCACTACCTGCAAATGCGCCTCTAAATCCAGTACCAATACCTCTACCAGTACCAGTTACAACGCCACCAATAACTTGACCGATATCGGCCAGAATACTATCTGAATCATGACTTTGATGACCTGCAATAGCATCATCTGTAGCATTAGCAACTAGATAAGAAGGAGTACTAAGAAGATCAACAGCGCGGCCAAAAAGAGTCTGCTTACGCTTAGGAACTTCACCCTTAGAAGTAAGACCCTGACCCAGTAGGCTGGAAATAGGAGTTTGACTAAATTGTGAGTTAGCTAGAATACCAATCGCTGCCTGAGAGAGCCCAACCTTATTGCGTACTTGTCCCAAATCTACAGGGGGAAATACACCGCTGAAATCAATAGGCTTATATCCCTCAAGCATTTTAATTACTTCCCTACAGGAGAAACGAGCTTCCTACCAGTGATGGTCGCGATAACTGTCAGAATAGCCTCAATACCTGTGACGGTAATTCCGCGATCCTGGATAACTCCAGTAGCTACCTGGAGAACAACAATAGCTGCGCCGAGCCAGGCAATCGGTTCCTTAGAGAACATTACTTCAACTTCCCTTGATAAGCGAGCAGAGCATTAATAGCGTTGTTAATATCGCTACTACTGAACGAACTATTAGACAGCGGAGTACCAGGATCGCCATCTTGCATACGCTTACGGAGTAGATCCGCAAGATGTTCAGGGGTAACATCAAGAGTTGTCGGCTGTCCGTACTGGTCCTTCATTGTATCACTTTGATACTTTCCAGCAACAGCATCTGGACTAGACATAACGTCATTAATAGCATCCATGATAGCTGAAGAACTGAAACTATCTCCACTGCCATACATCTGTCCAAGGTAATTACTAGCCCCAGAGGGACCATTAGTTCCCTTGAATAGCGGATCAGCACCTTGCTTACCAGCCTGATCCTGCATTTTTAGTTGTAGATTAAACATATCCATTAGCTGATCATACTGTGTCTTTTCCTGATCCTGGACACGTGAAGCATCTTGCTGCTGCAATTGAGCCAGCATAGATTGAACTGCACCTTCGCGTCCGGACTGTAGTCCTGCCATTTGTCCACCAGCATTTTGCAGATATTGCTCTAGCTGAGCACCAATATCTTGAGCAGTATTAACACCCGCTAGACGAGTATTATCTGCTGACTGCTGGTTATAACTAAGGTCACCCTGCTTCATTGATTGAAGCTGAGCCAACGCACTATCTTCATCAGTTTTACTCTGCTGCTGAAAATAAGCCTGGTCATCTCCTGCTTGCTGAGAAGCTTCAGGTGCAGCCGCTTGAATACCCAGTTGCTTATATAGAGCAGCTTGTTGAGCAGCCTGATCATTATATTGATCTGACAACTCTTTCTGTGTACCGTCATAACGCTGTTGTGCTTGCTGACTAGCCTGATCCGCTTGAGATGCAATACCCCCAGCTTCGCCAGAAATATCAGTAGCCAGATCATTATACATCTGCTTGGCCTGTGCCTGATTAGCATGGCCACGATCTGTAGTACTAGACATCTGAGCCTGAAGCTGTTTAATTAGTGGGTCAAATTGTGCCCCAGCTGAACCTGTAGCCTGCCTCATAAGCATATCTAGAGGCGTAGCTTCGACGTTAATGCCCCTAATTTGATCCATAAGTTGAGACAACGGATCTTTAGGGGCTGTACCATTCTTCTTCTGCTTAGTCGCAGTAGCTGCATGACTTTGAGCAGCAGCCTGTCTACGAATAGCATCACCAAGAGATTCAGACTGTCCCGAGGTATCAAATGGTCCTGGCTGTGCCATTAGATCCCCAACTTAGCTGCTCGACGCCTTAGTGCATCCTGCTTAGCTGCATCTGATTCCAAAGTAAGCTGTCGGAGAAAGTTAGTTCTCTGCAAATCCAGATCACCAATTTCGTCTGACTTACCGGTTTGCAGATTCTTAACTTTGGAGTTAAATTCAGTATTATAATCCCCTAGAGCCTTAGCAAAGACCCCGGATTTAAGAATACCTCGACCAGCAAAATCATTCTGCTGATCTACCCTATCAGTAGTACCCTGCCTATTCATAGACCGAAGCATCTCGGCATAATCACGGGTAGTGATATTCTTCTGGCGGGTATACTGAGAGTTATAGTCAGTCTTGGACTTATTATAATTAGACAGTTGCTGCTGGTATGTAGTGTCTCCAGCTAGCCACTTACTAGAACTAGCCATCTACCTCACAGCCTCTTAAGTCGACGATAAATAGCCGTACCAGACGTAGTAGATAGTGGAGTTTTATTGTCGAATGGAGAACCACTACCGTAATGCGGTTTAGGGTTTTGTTTAATAGGTCCAACAGTACCGGGTTTAAACGGCTTAGCTGGAGGCTTAGGCTTAGGAGCTTTAGGATTAGCCTTAGTGGCAGTCCATTTAGCAGTACCTACCTGATAAGGGATAGCTGCACCTGAGCCTGATCCATAATCAGACTTAGACATACCTTTAGCTGCGCCAGTACCTGAATCGATTACCTTAGCATCGTATGTTTTAGTTCCACCTGTTTTGGAACTAATCTTAGCCTGCGCGGCTAGCCAATTCTTATGATTAGTCTCTTCGAGCTTACGCTTAATAGCGTCTTCCCGAGTCTTAATATCCTGAGCACGCGTGGGAGGCGGCTTAACAGTAGCCATCAGCTAAACGACCCCTTAGAGGAATAACCCATAACAGATTTATTCATGGGATTACCAGTTTCCGATCCCTTCATTCTGCGCATAATCGCATTTTTACGAGCCTGCGCCCTATTATCGCGTTCATCATAACCTTGAGGACTAGCTACAGGCCCCAAAGTAGGCATAGCGCGACCAGCACCATAGTGCTTATTTCCAGCTGCATATGGGTTAAATGCCTTAGTTCCCCCTGTAGGCGGAGGCACTCGTTTATTTCCGAATAGATCCATTAGTTCACTGCCTTAGGCACAAGCTGATGAGCTGCCACAAATGCAGTTAGTGAATAAATATAAGCTGGTCCGTCTTCTTTATTTCCCTTAGTCATCATCTCAATTTTAAATTGAAGCAATCTAAATCTTAGTGATTTAGGGAATCGTACAAATTTGATTTGAATACCTGCACCAGAACTAACTTGTTGTGTAACTCCTGGAATGTCAGTTAGAGGATAATCCCAAGTATTAAGTTCATGCCAATGATACAATGCCAATTGATTCCAAGTAACTTTATAAGCTACGGAGAATGGAAATAGCGTCCCCGTGACTCCCCTGCCAGTATAGCAGTCTAGACCCCAGTGCATCAAACGCTTAAATCTATGACTGAGACCGATATCAAACTGTTTAGTTAGCATACTCAAATTGACGTCTACAGGGGGAACGGAAGGCGTAACATTACCATTTTCAGTGTTAGTAAGAGTGTATTGATCTTCCATTTTAAAGAGCTTAAAATACATTTTCCATGCGCCTACTGAACCTGTACCTTGTGCATCAATACCTTTGCCAAGAGTAGACCCTGCAATATAGGTATCAAAGCCTCTACGTAGTCCAGTATTTGTATTATCAAGACGTGTAGGCGGGCCCATGTATTTAATATTAGGATCTTCAGAATCCCATCGCGTCCATCCTCTAAGTCGCAGATGGTAGACATAGATTCGATTATAAAATCTAACGATAGCTCTGTCCCCTACAATCCGGAGCCAGAATGGGTATCGCCAGTATTGTCCACTTGTTGAATAATTTCCTGTAGGAAGTGTAGCATCATATTCAAATGGTAGTTTAACACTTACACGTACATAGTCGTAGTTAGACATTTCGTAAAGTTGATTGTATTTAAGAACAAAGATAGAGTTTTCATATACGTCTACACAACGTCCACCCATAGAACCAATATCGCTATTGATTTCCTGTAGAACAGCTTGCGCGGGACCCGTGTCATAAGCCAGGACATAAGTTGCGTTATCCTTGAAGATAATTAGGTTATCCTGGTACACCACCAGGTCATTAACAGAATCACCATCCCCAGGATTAATATCAAAGAAGTTAGTTCCTGGCCAGGTACTAAACAAAGCCAGATCTGAAAAGTACAATCGTGAATTTAGTGTGATATTACGTCGTCCACTAATCCACAGACGATCTTTATACACAACAGAAGCATAACCTTGTGGCATAGTTGGGATAAGCGTTACCAAACCCCCTGAAAGATCGTATACCAAACCCAAATTAGGAGACTGAATATCAGGTACAAGATAAACATCGTCAGCGTAGCGATGAGCCTTACTATGAACTCCATCACCGATTTTTGCCAATAGCCCTGCCACCGGGCCATCGACATAGTAAATATATGAAGCAGGTACGCCCGCAATATGTGAACTATTGACAATGACATAACGGTTACCTTCAAAAGTTCCAGTACCAATTACAATTTGATAAGAATCAAGAGAATCTACGGAACCACTTGTACTAGGATCCATCCTAGAAGTAAGTACGCTCCATGGCGGTCGCGATACTAGTGAACCATCAAGACTTAGGTCAAAATTAACACAGTCTACTAGTTCGTCATCCGCAATCATTGCAGGGTCAGAATAGGTGTTAATGCCACCAGCAAAAGGGCCGATAGACAATTCCTGTACTGCTGACGGATCCTTAGCCATTGTAATAACCACCCCAATCACTGAAATTATCATCTTGGGGAAGTGTCGTAATAGTTGGATAGTACTCTTGTGCTGTCCACTTATTGCGATCATTAAGTTTCATCATAGTGTCATCAAATTGACCCTTTTTAACCTGAGCCTTTGCATAGTCTTCATCAAGCTCGTAAGCCTGCTGTAGACAAAAATTAACAACAGCATTATGATACTGCAACGGAATACTTAGATCATCAGCAAGATTTCCTACAGGGGAAGGACGTTTAATATAGAAGATCCCAATAGCTGCTGTAATACTTGCATCTGGTGTGGGAAACAACGTAATCTTGTTATTCCACACCATAAATACTACAGGAGTGCCAGGACCGTAAGAATTAGGAGTAGCACTGTACCCATCAAGATATTCATTAAACTCTGCAAAACTCAGAGCCTTAAGTCGATATCCCTTATATTTAAGACTACGCAACACGGAGAAATCTACAGGAACATCATATTCTGCCTGGTTAGCTACAGAATCTGAGGCTGATGTAGTTTCCATCAGACCTTCATTATTTGTACAGATCTCCTCTTGTCCGTCGTTAATCCAACGGATTAGATCCTGATCTGTAATCTGTACTCCGGCTTCATCTCCAAATGTACGTTTTACTCGGGTCACGACCTCCTGGACGTTCAAAGTTAACTCCTCCGTGCCTATAGTTTTCCTTGTTACTACGAAGAATAGACGCAGCTAGATCATGATCCTCTTGGCGCGCCTCCTTCTTTTCTTTCTCTCTAACAAGCTCCAACGCGGCATTGTAATTGTCAATGTAGCTAAGTTTATTAGGATTGTTTACCTGATCTGCTTCAAGTACTTTAGCAAGAAGTCTTTCATCAGCCTCTTGACCAACACATACAAGATAAGGAGCCCGTCCATCAGGAAAAGCAACTACTCTGAAAGCCATATCATTATCAGAGCGTTCACCGGATGGAATCCACTGTAGTTGCAAGTTCTTATCATAGTCCTGAAGGATTTGATTAATACGAACTTGTTTCTCACTAACAAAATGACCATCTACAGGGAAATAAAAATTTCCATTTTTAATTTGCATTATGCGATAACTCCAGCCAAACGCAATTTAGCAAGAATCGCGTTAATATCAGTTACAACACCAGGAACATCTACAGCAGTAGAGTTAGACTGAGCAGCCTGCTTTGTAATAAGCTTAGGTGTTACATCTGCACCAAGCTTAGAAAGAACTACACCTGCATTAGCAAGTTTGGAGCCCGCAATATTTGCAGCAGCTGCAATATCAGCATCAACAATAGTGCCATCAGCAATTTTAGCTGAAGTTACAGCACCATCTACAATTGCTGCTGTGCCTACACTGTTGTCTACCACTGGTCCACCAAGTGTAGTAAGAGCGTATTTTCCGTCAGCAACTTTTACAAATGAATTCTGGAACATAGTATTAAGGGATTCGGGTTCTGACATGAGCCTCTCTTCATATACAAGAAAGCCGTCTACAGGGAAGTATACTGCCCCTGTAGACGGCCTAATCATTTATCGGGGCTTAGCTCTCAGTGATGTCCGAAACAAGACCGTGAGTATTACGCCGATGCGTACCAAGCTGGCAGTACTTATAGAGAGTAGCGTCATAAGCATCGTAACCAATAACACGCTGCCACTTAGAACCATCGCGGTCCATAAATGACCAGTCACTCTCACGATAAATCTTCAGCATCTTCTCGTTAACAAAGTACATACGGTTAGGCTGGCAATCGACATCCGAAATCATCGGAATCTCGCCACTATCCGTAGTAAATGCCAGACCACTAAATCCACCCTCGAACTTGGTGGTATTAGTGTAACGACGCTGCTGAGTAAGCAGGTTAGCATAACTACGACGCACACCAAGAGTTGTGAACATCGCAGTAGTCTTGCCACCATTAGTGAAGATGTCATCAATCATCTTCGTCATAAGCGACTCGGACAGGGCGCGATTAACACCACCGTTGTTATTCATAACGGACTTCCATACCGGCTCAACGGTAGGGTCAACGTTATAAAGAGTGCCCGTGTCATTGATAATCTGCGAAAGACCGATAGTCTCACGGTTGAGGTTACCCTGACGAACCATAATGTCACCTGCAATGGTGGCAGATCCGGGAGCAACGTCAAGAACAATAGAGACATTCTTATTAACAGCCGTGACAGTATTACCGGCTGCCTGGGTCTTAAGAGTGACACCATTAGAAGTGTAGATATCGATGACCTCACCGACCTCTACATACTGCGTATTAGTCATCGGAATAGTCACAGTGGTATTAGCACCCGTGATAGTTCCAATAGCACCAACCGAAGTACCATAAACCTGACGGTTCATATCCTTTGCAAGGTCTGTCTGGACTCCATTAACTTCCTGGTCCAGAACAGATGCAAAAGCCTGTCCGTTAGTCTTCGCAAGTTCCATACTCTGACCAGACAGTCGGAGAGAACCATAAAGATACGCAAGACTAACCTGAGCACGTGCATAACCCTGATTACGGGCTACGGGAAGTGCCTCTCCCTCAAGTCGAGCACCAATACCATGGTTACGTCGAACATGCAGAGGGAAAACTACATACTTACCGCCAACTTCTGAAGTAACTCCCTCAGAAGTCTGCTCCAGACGCTTAGAGGTTTTAAGCTCATTCTGCATCTGGTCCTGAATACGCGGCTCGTAAATTTCCTTAAGGATATTCGTTGCAGTGGTGAGCGTAGCGCCCATAAGCCTCCAAGCTTATCTAACTCAACTGAGACTTAAGCATCTCAGCCACGAGATTACGAGTACTTTTACCATCGAGCTTTGTTACATCAATAGCATTAGAAGGAACACCTGCACCACTGGAAGTACCACCCAGGATATTCGGAGCAAACGAAGTTTTCTGAGAGTTAACGACATCACTAAAGGTCTTATGAGCATCCTTAGCGGTCATACCACTCTGCATCAGAGAAAGAACAATCTTCTCATCAAACTCGCCGTGCTCCGTCTTTAGATCCGCAAGCTCCTTATCAAGAGCAATATCTGCGGCAGCATCCTGTTTAGCCTGTGCATCGTTGAGAACAATCTGTGAAACTAGTTCCAAGCCTTGCTGCAACTTAGCAAATTCAGGATTACCAGCAATATCTACAGCTGGCTTCTCTTCAACCGACTCTCCAGATTCATTAGCTACTGGAGTAGCAGGAGCTTGGCCGTATTTATAAGCTTCTGCCAGAGCCTTATAGACACTCTCCGGATCATTGTTAATCTGGTACATAATACGCAGACTTTGTTCAATGTCATCCGGAGCAATGCCGTGCTCTACATACGGCTTATAACCTTCGAACTCCTTTAGCGTGGCATTAGCAGCTTCAATCTTAGCCTGAGCTGCATTATCCCACTGCTGAAAGTGTGGAGTAACTACACTATGAAAGTTCTCGGGCAATACACTAAGCACTTCGGACCAAGCAGGGTTTAGCCCTGGAGCTTCACTCTGATCAGGAGTTTCGCCCTGTACTTCATCACCTGTCGGTTCAATTGCAGTACCCATTATGCAGTTTCCTTAATGCTATTCGGGCTCGTACCTCGTGGAGGCCCTAAACCCAGTTAATAACTAAACGACTTCGTCAGGACGAGGAAGCGGGGCACCTGTATTAGCGTTACCCTTACGCTTGTTCTCCTGAACTACTGCCGCTCTAACAAAACAATCCTTGGCTTCAATAAGCTTCTGAAGTCCCAAAGCAAGCTGAGGGTCATCATTTACAGTAGAAAGAACTTCATTAGCAGCTACAGAACAAATCCGCGCTACAGAGAAGAGTGGCTCAGGAAGATGATTATGCTCAAAGAAAGCCATCTTATCAGAAACTGAAGGATGCCTATCAGTCATTTTTATCGTCCTGATCCTTATTAGCTACGGAATTTTTAGTCTTTTTCGTATGAACACCGTCACCAGGACCATCAAAATTTCCTGGTTTACCCTTACCCTTAGCAAGACGACGCTTAATAGCCGTAGCCTTACTATCCGGAATTTCCTTTTTAATAGCTGAATAATCGTTCATTTATTCATCTTCTGTAGTCGACGAGTAATCGCCTCAGGACGTCCACCTGTAGGTTTCTTCCCTGGTGCCATTCTAGAGCCTCTACCAGCCAAAGCGCTAGTGGCATTATCCACCATTGCCTGAGCATCATTATCTCTAGGTAGCGTGACCATTAAGAGGTCCTCGCAACCTGAGCAGGCTGATAATCAGCAATAGTAGTACGGTCATCGATACTACGTACTGCATAAACCATGTCATTAACTGACAGGATATCAAGATTAGCAGCACTATAAGTGAACGCATCAAGTGCAGTTAGACGCGCACGAAGTGCAGAAACACTAGTATAATTAAGGGGAGTCGTAAGGTTAGTTACGTTTCCCTGAGTTCTATTGGCATTAGTGAAGTTAGAGTCAACAACACCAAGCTGATTCTGAGCCATTACATCACCTGTCCCTGACTATCGGGGGGTGGTCCTTGTGACTGTTGCTGTGCTGCTGGATCTTCTTCAGGAGGTACAGGCAATCCACTACTAGCTACCTGCCCTGAAGTAACTTGATTAGCATTAGGATCCGGTGCAGGCATACCCGGCATTACACCTAGTGCCATCATATGCTGATTAACATGCTCCTCGAACAGATCCTTAATTCTCTGTTCAAGCTCCTCATATTCCTGACCTTTACGGTAGTTATTATGAGCAGCAATATGAGCTTCATGATTATCAAAACTATTAACAGGAACAATAAGCGGCGGAGCCGTAGGTTGACCCATAGCATCTACAAGAGGTGCTTGTGTATTAGGATCAATAAGTTGCTGCTGGCCTGTCGTAGGATCCATAGGTCCCATAAAGGTATTGAGATAATCTTCAAGATTTTGGTCAGTAACAGTGCTCATCTTCATATTCTCACGGGTGGCTTGAGCACCATCCACTTGAATATCTTCGTAAAGTCGTTGCACTCCCCCAACGTCCATAAGTTCTAGACCCTTTTCAGGAGGAATAAAACCTTGAGACATTAGGTCCATTAGCAAGGCTTGTTTAGCAGACTTCGATGTCGGAAGTGCTGAACCAGCTTCAATACGGATATCAGTATTATCCCTAAGATCTGAGCCTGCAAAAGATAGTACATTGAAGGTACCATCTCGGCCCACAACCTTAACCGTACGTTGGGTATTCCAATACTGCTTTACATAGCAAAGAGTTTGATAACCGATCTTCTCAAAGCCATCCTCAATACTACCAAATGTAGTAGAAAGCATAGACTCGTCTTGTTCCTGCAAGAAGCTAATAGCAGTTGCAGCAGTTACACCTGGAGGTACTTGACCCTTAGATACTGCATGCTGTCCACTAATATCTTCAAAATCCTGCAAAAGCCTATCAGACTCTTGAACAATATAAGCAGGAAGGTTCTGCAAAGGCAGAGGTTCCGGGGGAGGGTATCCTAGCTTATACGTAATAACCTGACCTGGTTCAGTATTAATCTTAGATGCGTCTACTGAACCCTCAGCTGCCAATAGTTGAGGATGACCCATTCTATTTTTAGCTTCAATCATCTGCCCACGAGTTCGATTGTATTCTCGTTGAATGGGCATTAGGTCTACAATAATAGAATCTGCGTAAAATCTTCCTGTAGGGATATGTTCAAATTTAACGTAAGGGTACTGTTGATGCATATATGGATTGCCCTCAACCATCTGGACAATTGTATCACCAATAATGGTGAACATTCCGCCCTTAGGGAGAAACTCTACCTGGCCAGGCTTAGCCCATACCTCATAACAGAGGATAGAATTCTTACGATAGTCCCCGGCCCCAACCAGGTTAAGAAAACTGTCATTAAGAATATCATCCGCTGCCATTACATTAGGCACAGGATTAACCTGAGGGTAATTAGCCTTTACCCATTCAGGAGACTTAGTTTGAATGTGAATAACATAAGGTTGATCTTCCAAATCCTGAGTAAGCATGTCCGGAATAAAAATATGAAATGGACTGACAGTTTCATAACAGAAATCACCAGGCTGCCCAGCTTTATCCTTCTTATTGGCATCCCAATAAGTTTTCATAAAACCGACACCACAAGTAAGAGTCCAGAGCATACTACGACCGAAGATAGACTTAATCTTCTTATCGCGATAAACCGAGTCCCAAATTTGTTCACCTGCCTGTGCTGCTGCTAGATCTCTATCTTCCCCTGTAGAGGGAACGATACTAGCAGTAGGCTTCTGAGCAGTTAGTTTAGCAAGTTCAGTACGGATAATGGGCCTGATCCTGTTAATAACAGGGCGAGACCTATAATAAGGAGCAGGAGGGATATAGAGCCGCGTTCCCGCTGTATTACCTGTACCTGCCTGAATAGCAGTTACATTCTGCCTTCCAATGTAGAAGGCAAGATTAAGATACCACTGGCGCTCAATCTGTTGACGCATAGTACGACAACGCTTATACGCCGATTGAGTCCACTCAATAACCTTGTTATTAAAATCTTCTTTTTTAGTCTTATTAGCCAACTCGTCTAGCTGGTTAGCATCATATTTAGAAGATTTCCCTACAGGAGAAAAAGACGGCTCCGTGAGACTCAATATCCCCCTTTCTTATCTAAAGGCTTCCATACCGCCGAAGTCCTGAATTGCATCATCTGGACTATCAAATGCGCCACGGGGATCTAGTCCCTGAGCTTCATATTGTTCTGCAATATACTTGGACAATGCTTCATCATTACCAGACACTGCAAAAGAGTTATCTACAGGGGAAAGAGAAACATTATTCGTAGTCTGAAGCGTCGAATACGTCATCAGGTCCTTCGATGACAGTAGATTCGTCAGTCTCTGAATCTCCGACTGTTGACGATTCGTTAGACTCATTAGTGCTGTCTGACTCTTCCACAACAGGAAAAGTAGTCCCGTTATTGTCAACGATAGTACCAGCAGTGCCAACAAGTAGACTACCCAAAGCATCTTTAACCTTCACATGTTCAGATGAAAGTTGATCATAACTAATCTGTAGCTTGCGATGCTCATCGTATAGCTTGTGAAAGCTATTACCAGGGATAAAATCGCAAGCTGTAGCCATCTCAGGAACACAAAGAGTGCAGAGATAAACCGCGCCATACCAGTCGAGCTGCTTACCGAAATCTAGAAATTCTCTATCTTCCGTACCAGCACTACCACAAACAATACAAATACCAGGAGCAAGGATAGCTGTGTTAATAATTTGGATACGTGCTTGTGGAGACGTTTCCATTACTCATAGTCCTTCGAATCAAAATCAAACTCTTCCGGAGCATTCGGGTCCGTAAGATTAACCTTAATATCTACCGATGACGGAACAGTATGCGGCTCCATGAAATGAGGAGCACGATCTTCGGGAGCACGCCTAGCAATAAGTGGCTCTCGGTTATTAAGACGAGCATCATAGTCTTCAACGCGCTGAGCCTCTACCTCATCCATAAACGGGACAGGTGAAGCAGATCCGAGATTCGGGGTATTCCAAATTTCCGGGTCAAGGTCAGTCATTATTATTCTCCTTCACAAGAGACTGGGTATACGCATCTAGGCGGCGATACTTTTCAGAAGTATTATGGCCGTCCCATTTAATATCTCGATAAGGTACATGACTAAACAAATCTAGATCAACATCACTGATATGCCATGAAACCTGACCTGTAGGAAGTTCAATATAAACAATAGGCCAAGTAACACCATCTTCATCTACACTAGATACTAGACCTGATGGATGCTTAGCACTAAGATTAGATACTAGATGCTGACGTTCTCTATAAACATCATCAATATCAGTCATCGTTAAGAACTACTTTCCATTCTGTCTTCTTGCTAAGTGCAGCGGGCGTTAGATTAGGATCAATATTAGGTAGATCAATACGCTTAGCACTATTGCCACCAATCGGAGGAACTGCCAAGTTCCTAGGTGGACCAGTAATGATCGGCTTAAGCTCTGGCATAAAGGAGAAGAAATACCTGCTCGAATCGCAAGCATGGTCATCTTTTTTATGAATCTCATCATAAGGGTTGTTCTTCTCTTGTTGCTTTTTAGAGGCCCAGGTCTTCCATCGGAGTCGCTGTATCTCTTTAATGAGGTTAGCACAGTTTGCTGTAATTTGCCAGTTAGGAATACTATTCGCGCCAGGCTTCAAATATTGATTAACCTTAGCTACGCCAGTTAGTACATTGTTATTTCCCATAGCCATACCGATACCTCGCATAGCGTATTCAGTCTGGATAGAAGTTCCCGTAACTGCTTGACGTTGACCTAGAGCAGGATCACAGATACGCATATCTGCCAACCTACCCCACTCTTTTTCACGACTCTTAATTACTTCAGCATGATATTCAATAATCTGTTCAGACTCATAATGTTCAGCAAAGGTAATAACCTTGTTATCTGGATCTACTGCATGCCATAGTACAGCTGTAGGATTGTTAAAACCGTGATCAAGAGACATATACCATTTGTAATTCTTACCTGAAAGTTCTTTAGGATCAATAACATCAATCACATGGGTGTCTCGTTTAAATGCCTTATATACAAGACCACCCATTTGAACAAACTTACCATGTCCACGGGCCTTGCGTTCATCTTCATCAAGACTAGCCAAATACTTATCGATGGCTTCTTTATCAAGATGGGGATTCTCTGCCATGTCAACTTCTACTACATCAACATTAACATTGATACCCAATACGCTAGGTTCATAAAGAGTATCATAAACCCAAGTCATTCCATCTACAGGAGTCATAGTTAGCCAGGATCGACCCTTACGGTCAATTAGTCGTGCCTGACATTCACTGTAGATACTCTTAGGAGGTTCCTCATCATAGTGGATAAAGTCCCGACTAGTTCCAGCGAACTTGTCAAGATCCTGGTCGTAAGACATCAATTCAACGAATGATTTGTTTTCAAAATTAAGTGTGCGTTCAGCAGCATCATATGCAGTAAACCAGGATCCCCCACGCAATTCCGATGGGGGAATCCACTGCTTAAGCTGCGGAATAATAATTTTGGCAATACCATTTAGAAAGTCGACTGAAACAATACGTCCAGCTACAGGATGCGAAGGAGTTTTAACGTAAGGATGTCTATGTGTCAGCCACCAGATATCTTCAACAATACCTCCGGTCGTTTTACCTGACCGGTTTCCTCCAATATATAGACGAGTGTCTTTTTCTGAACCATGAAATTTGAGTTGTTTAGGATGAGGACCGTAGAGATTAATATCTGGTGCATAGGCAACTCTAGAAAGGCCATCAGACATCTCTTTAATAGCATCTTCAAGCGAAGTAATTTTACGCTCTTTATGGGGCATAATACAGCCTCTGAGAGTTTGGATACATTAGTCCGTTGAACCAAATATTCTGAACAACAGTCGCGCTATTAAAAAATCTGAAGGATCCTGAACCATCAGCGTTAATACCCATACGACCACCTACATAACCAGGACGTCCCGTAGTTCCTGTAGCAGGACTAAGAACCACACTATGTAGGACATCAAAACCAGCACGAAGTGCTACGGGAACATCATTAAAAATAATCATTGAAGAGTTAGGTGTAATACCAACAACCTTGGATCTGATAGCACCACGCCAATAACACATACCCTTACTATCTAGCGCAATCTGAAATTTAAATGTGGGATGCAGCTCAAACAATACGTTGTTAATAGCAGTAGCAGGAATAGTAACCCAGGGAGAAATTACGGCCTGGACAGGTCTCCAGTGCCATCCCCAAACAGGATCCTTACAAATCAAAATATAAACACTTGGATAAAGACCACTGGCAAAACCCGAACGAGGATCATCTCTAAAGATACGATCCCCAATATTATAATCACCAGTCTGAGGGAGTACTCCCCCGGATGGAATTACTGTGATGTTATTACGAGGTTCAATTGTTTTAAAAGAGTCTGTAATATTCTTCTTAACGTCTGACATGGAATCTTCGCCTGTAGGAAGAAAGAATCCATAATTAGGTGTGCTCATCGGAACCACCATCTAACATTGTCTAGCTGAACAAAGTTACCTCCACCTGCGTCACCCTGATATCTAACCATAAGAGCAACATGCGGAGTTGGGGTAGCTTTAAGTTCAGCCCAAACTACAGCAGATGCAAAAGCATTAGCAGTAGTATTTTGACCAGTAGCACACTGATGATAAGAAAATCCACCATTAACAGGGGCAAGGCTTGCTTGAATAGCCGTATCAGTTGTAATTTCTGTAGCTGCTGTAGTTGACCACGCTGTTGCGGTACTACCCAGTTGCACCGCACCAGTAAGAATAACTTGACCTTTAAGTGTATCCACCTTAGCCAACGGTGTAAATCCAGCGCGTTCCTGGACACCAGTTCTTAGAGCAAATGTCTGCCAACTAGTAATAGTTCCAGCGTGATTTAGTGAAAAGTTCCACTGTGTACCATCCCAAACACCAATACGTCCCTGATCATCGATTGCCTCAGCCCCTTTAGGGGGGTTAATCAACGTATTAGGTCTAGAATTATACGGTTTAATCTTGTCATTAACTTCTTGCCAGTTATCATTAAGTTGCGTAATGGGATTAACTAGTTCATCATCAGGTGGATCCGTTACATAATTAAAATCAAAATATGACAATTAATTCCCATCTTCAACCTGGAAACTAGGAGTCTCCGCAGGAGTATACGGATCGGGATTTTGCTCTACAGGGAAAGGGTCTCCCGTAGGGGGATAATAAGGACCTGTAGGTGGCTCATCTGGTTCTGGGGGAAGTCCAAGACTCATTAGATGTCTCCTATCGGATAGTAAATATCTCCAAGAGATAGATATCTATCTCCTGATCCTGAAGCATTACCGCCGTACTTAATAAATTCAATACGTTTATCTGAAGCGTCATTTGGAGGGATAAACACACGGAATGTTTGAAACTGGTTAGATGCAGCATTACCGCCATTACAGAAAAAATACTTCTGAGTAAGCGGCAGAATATTAGTAGGTAGAGTAAAACAATTCTCTACAGAAGCGAGGGGAAGGTCATTAGAAGTATCATTAAGTACCAACCTGCCGCGCAAGCGTACAAAATTATCTCTGACTGAATACGCGATACGGTCTTGTGGGAAAGCTGAAGGGGATCCATACCCAGGTTCAAATGTAATACCTTCGACTGACCAAGGGTCTACAATACTATTAAAGTCCTGTAGCACTTGAGTACTACGTCCGTCATAACTCCAAACAGAGTTACTATAGGCTTTATAGAATTTATAACCAGTGTCTTTATCAATAGTTGTAGATACACTAATATTGCTAACACTAGGATCAACAGTTGTATACTCGATAAGAGAGCGGACACGACTATCCGCGCGATGCAGATTATAGTTAATATCACTCTCTACAGAAACTAGTTCTGTAGGATCAATCAGGTAGAATTTCTGGTTATCTGTGTACTCTCCCAATGTTAACCCTTCAGAATCTTGAGAATTTCCTCAGTGTTCTTAAAAGCCTTCTCTGCATACTCAGCAGACATACGAGCAATATTAATAGCTGCCCATGTGGGATTATCAGGAGTGGCATGGCCCGTAGGAGGCTCCGCTCCATCGAATTCCCAAACATCCTTATAAACTACAGGCTTGCTAGTCATGGCAGGTCCCAACTTAATAGTCTCAGCAATATCTTCACGGACAACAGACATATTCATCATGTGATCCTTAGAAACTCCGGGATCCCACTTCTGATTATTCCATTCGCCGTGTGCAATAACAGACTTCTCTGACCACTTATGAAAGTCACAGATAGCAGCACTCAGACGCATAAGCGTAAAGTACTGTTCATCTGACATCTCATGACTACCATCATACCAAATCTCTACACCATAGAAGTGACCATTACCATCGGTCGCTCCCGGATCTCCCTCACCATATTTAGTATGGAGAACTCCGGTATAGTCTTCATTAATAACGTGCTTCAATACTGCGGGATCTCCACCACCAGCATGATTACATCTGCCCCATCCAATATTATGGATGGTCCCCTTCTGGTCCAAACCCCAGTGACAGAGGGGGCCAGGGAGGGCCGCAGTGCCATCGTAGAGGCTCTCCCACTGGTCCAACCCACTGGAGCCCGTGTGGTGAACGATTAGACCATTGATATCACTAAATCCGTTACCTCTGGATCCTCGATTATGAGTCTCCCAACTACCGTGCTCAATATAGGGAATATGCCATTTCTTAAGCATAGCTATTGACTGAGCAGCTGTCATAGGCTTAGCCATTGTTATACATCCCTAAATTCAATAAAATTGTGCAGAAGGGCAATAATACTAGCCCCTGTAGGCAGAGCATGCCATTCAGGAATAAACTGCTTATTACTACTCGATACTGGCAATGCTGGATTAAACGCAGGGTTAGCCATCATAGGACCAAGTTTCTTAGAAGTTTTACCTTCATGAATATGATCACCAGGACTAGCCTGATTATGCTTATTACCAATCGTATGATGCAGCGCGCTAGGACCGGTATCTACATCAGAACGTGAATGCGCTTTACGTGAATCTTCTGGTGACTGATTTGACCATTTAGATTCATCCTGCGAAGCACTATACTGCTGACCAAATTGGTCGGTCTTATTAGTACTTCGTTTACCTAGCGAACCAGTACCAAATTTAACAGGTTTCAACGTATGACTGTCATCAGCCATTACAGTTCTTTCCTGGTTGCATTACCCGGAACAAACGGTAGTGCATTTCCTACAGGGGAAGTGCCAGATTCTAGTGTGATCTGACTAAGCCTGATAGCTAGTTTATTAAGAGTTTCAGGCTCTTTAACTTCCATCTGAATAGCTTCTAGTACACGACCAATAAGCACTCGGATGTTAACGTTATTTTCCTCGTTAGGATTATAACGTCCAGTCATCTCATAATAGAGTTTAATGCTGGATGGGTTACCTTGACGGACTCCACGCGCTAGACCTAGATGCGCTTCATGAGTCATGTTAGTAATCATTAGTTCAGAACGCTGAGCCATATAGTTAGAGAACTCAGTATTCTGCATCCAGTTACTAAACTCTTCAGTACTAACGCCAATATCGCGCAGCTTCTTTTCATCACTACGTCGATCAATAAGATTCATCATTACTGAAGCAGCGGCAGTCTGTCGAGGAGTCAAACCATTAACTTCTCGAAGATCACCATCTTTATTAACATTAATAACAATTCCACGAGATTCCATAGATGCCAAGAACATCGCGTTGCTTTTAAGAGTTGAAATAGATTCAGAATTAATGCCCTGATGCTTCTTAGTAAGCTTTAGATACTCCATGATATCATCATCACGGGGTACCTGACCAGCGACACTATGATGCCGTTCGATGAAATTAACAGCATCAATAATCCAAGGATCTAGATATTTAACATTCCTAGTCTCTGTAGTCATTGGTCCGATCCTCCTTCAAAACAATCCTCTGCCTTAAGAAAGAAGTCACATTCTGGATATAGACAGAAATAGCCATAAGCAAAACTACTCTGATATAGATTATGTTTATGCTTTTTAAAACGTCTGGCGATAAGCCATTTACTAATAAATTTAACGTTCATTAGTTTTAAATCCCTCACCAATGAGATTGAGCCTGTTCATAACAGACTTAAGACCAGTAGGCATGCTGTGAGTATTACCGTCTTCATAATCAACTACAGGAGACGGATGCAGACATAGTTCTACAGCAAATTCGTGGGGAGACACAAAAAAGTCTCGGCGCCACTGTCGAAAAATCTTGTGATAATAAATAATTTCCGGTTGCGCAACCTTGTCATAATCAGTGACTCTACAGGGGGAAAGAACTCTGGATTCTTTAGTGGACTCTCGCTTTTGCCACTGCCACTCCCTATAAAGTTGTTCTACTTGCTCAGCATTAACAGGCTTAGCCAAACTCCTATTAAGAGCTTCAGTAGTCCAGTCGAGCAAGATTTTATTAGGCTTGTCATAAAGACCCTGTTCAAGACGGGAAATATATTGTCTAGAAACATCAAGCCTTTTAGCCAGAGCTGTAGTAGAGAAGTCCGTAAGATTCCGGGCATAAGAGATCGGGTTCATGTCTCTTATAATAGGTGGTTTACAGGCTAACTGTCAAGTCGGAATAGGTTAAATACCATAAAGGGAAATACGGGTGGAAATTTAGACAACATGAGGCCGCACTAGTATTGTTCTGGGTGTAGGGAGAATAACTAAACAGCAGACAGAGACCGAGCACTAATGACGCGGCCACTAACGCGCTAGGTATTAGGAACGGTAGCGAGATCCGTAACGCGATCACGGTTAAGAGCCGGTAATAGACGCGTAAGCGGGGGCCCTTTAATAGCAAACGAAGGGTCGCTACTTAGTTTGGTTGTTTGCTGAATTAACTGTTCCTTGTCAACTCAACAGTGTGCGCCGTAGATAGAGGCTTTAGCGCGATAGGCAATCTCTAGCCATTTAGTCGCGTGCTTCATTAATCCTCGCGCTAATGTCAGGGTCGTACTGGCATACCATAATCCTCGCGCCAGTATCTAGGTATATAGGTACAGCTATCGCGACTGTCAAAGGTCTCGATAGCACGTGAAACACATCGCAGTAATCACAAGCACGGGTCAAGTTAAACTCACTACTATTACGCTTCACTCTGCTAGTTACACTATCGCGAACAACAAGGTCTCTTACAACTACATTGTCTGGGGTGGCTAGAAATGGACTACGTGGTTCTTTCTTCGGTTATCCGTCACAGTGATGCACTTAGCATGAACGACAAGTCCAAGGCAGTTATCTATGAGACTAAGTCTCTGCTCAGTTTTATTGAGCACATGAGCGCGACTATGGATTATTTCAAGTCCATGGTCAGGTTCGATGACGATGTGCATTATGTATTCATTGACGTGAATAACCAGGGTAACAGCTACGTTATTTACATCGATAAGTACAGGAGTGAAGTACGCATTAGTGAGAGCTGACGATTAATAGCCGTAAGCTATGAGCTATGGAAATCAGTCAAATGATTCCATAGTACCGGGGCAGAGTGACCCTTGAACTTTCACTCACTGTTCGACTTGCGTCATAGCTCTGTCTACCACCCATCTGTGATAGACTTACGCTAGTACCAAACCACATGAACAGTACAACAACGAGGAGAGATCTATCATGGCTACGCCTACTGACACTCAGGCTGTTGACGCTACCGAGAGTGTTACTCCTGAACTCTCTGCCGAAGAGAAGGCGCAGATGTTTGAAGCGCTTCCTGGCGAGTTTAAGGAAGCCATTGTCAAGGTCAACGGTGAGATTGCTGACCACAATAAGAAGATCGACAGTATTAAGGCGGCCGAAGCCAAGGATCCCAAGCTTATTAAGGCTGAGATCTTTGAGCAGAACCCCAGCAATAACAAGAAGATTGCTCGTCTTCTTACTGAGTACAAGAAGCTCGAAGACCAGATGGAAAACCTTCGCAGCCAGGGCTATGGCATTATTGAGACCGATGGTCTTATGCCTAAGGACCTTAGCGAAGAGGAGCTTGCGGCTATTCGGACTGATGTAACTGAGTCCACTAAGTCCATTCGTAATCAGGCTGATGCACTGCTTACGTTTGAGACTATGATGCCCATGCTTAAGGACAAGCTTACTATCCACCTTGCCGAGGTTAAGACTCGTAGGGGAGTTGCTAAGCAGAACACTGGTCCTAAGGGTGAGGGCACTAAGCGCATCCGCTTTAAGCAGATCCTTGTTAATGGTGTTACTCAGGACGACAAGAACAACACGGTGTGGCAGAACGTTAAGGGTGAAGAGAAGTACACGTTCACCTTTACGACTCAGTACCTTAAGAAGCAGAGTTCCGACATTAGTTGGACTGCTAAGGATCTGACGGACGGTTATCTCAAGGGTCTTGACGAGAATAACCTTCCGGATGAGCACGAGTTCGTTATGCCCCACACGTACAAGGACCAGAACGGTAATGAGCAGACCGTGAACTACACGATCAAGGCTGTTCGTTAATCTCCACGCAAATGCATATGATTGAAGCCAGGCTCACTAATTAGGAGCCTGGCTTTTTTCATACCTATTTGATTGGAGTAGATTATGCGAAACTGTGCCCGCTGTAACAAGCCCATTGCTAAGGGGCAGGAGACAGTACCTGACCCCTGTTGTGCAGCCCCGGACTGTGAGAACACAACAGACATTAGTCATTTCGAATGTCTTCCGAGGTACTTGCAACTGCTTGAGATGGACTAACTAAATAAGCACATTCGATTGGAGGCTGCATAGAAATGTCTATAGATGAGGTCAACTACTCGTACAGGCTCATTGTCATATTTGATGGTGAGTGGCCTAAGTCTATCGTTAAAAGTATTAGCGATCTCCCTGTCTACAGGGAGCGGTTCCCCAATATCAAGTCGTTGCTACGGGATCAGAACGTGATCGATACATGCACGGCTATTAACGTCCTCGATAAGAGTGCAGGTATGGATAACCTCTCAGTGTTCGCTAGTATTGAGTACGAGCGCGACTATGCGTAATCCTATGAGTATTCAGATTCAGCGTACTGATGCTTCAAATCCATACGATGGATTCAGGCTATTCATTAATGGCATTGTTAATAAGGCTCATGTGTATGCTCTGGACCCTACGAACAGCGCAGTAGAACAAGAGTATCGGAAAACATGTTGGACAGCTATTACGTTTGCTGAAATGCTTCCCGGTTCATTTACTGTAGTATATCCACCCGACTAGAATTGTGCCTTGTGTCA